TTGACATTTGTTTTGAACAAGCCTCTTTATTGCTCTAAAAATCCATTTTTCTGCTGGATCCATATAAATTGGATTATATAAATGCCTCAAAGAAGAAAAAGTTCTTTTTTTAATAATTACACTAGCAGTAGGAGTTTGACTGTAAGAAACACGTCTGTTTGGTTCATCTATTAAAGGGAGTTGCCCCTCTGTGCTTCCTACCTTTGGCTGTCTTCCCGACCCAACAAAATTATCCTCTTTATACTTGGAAAACTTTTCTATAAACTTATCTATTACCTTATTGGCTTGGTCTCGTACTTTTATCATATCAGACGTTACATATTCTGCAGCTTCAACATCTGGATATGTGAAATTACTATCTGCACCAAAATGCTTAAATGTTAAACTCAAGTGTGTTCCCCTTTATAACTCATTGGTGTATTATCGGAATCGGCAACATTAACACCAATTGGATTATCAGAATCTTTATAAGTTCTGGCTGGAGCCCTGTGCCAAGGCATAAAGTTATTTCTAACTCCGCTCTTTTCTAGGGCTATAAATGTCATATCGTAATTGAAAATACCAACTCCATTTGAAACAGATTCTGTTACAAGAAAATCTTCAAAATATCCTCTAAATAACCACCCCTGATAAAATAACTCGACAGATAATGCTAAAGCTCCAAGTGTTGGAACCATTGTTTGGTTTGCTATGCCTTTTCCCTTTGCCAATGAAAATTCACTTATTGTGTTTGCTTCCAATAAAGAATCTAAATAATTTTGCAATACATTTGCAGTAACACGATAGGTGTCTTGCTCTGCTCTATAAGCTCGTCTTAATATATTAATACCTTCAACACCGGAAGCACCAGTAGTTCCATTTAATTTAATAGTAATTGGCTCTTCTCCCCAATATTGAACAACATAACCGCCTTTTGTTCTCTGCCTTGAGATTACTTTCTTCTCAGAAATTTGCATTTGCTGAGGATTGACATACATTTGGATATATCCAACACCAGGTACAGACCACACAATAACATCACGCTTTCTAACACCAACTGGCCTATCTGGATTCATAGAAATAATATCTGGCATTTGGCCATTGCCTTCTGTTCCTGATAAAGAACCTAATACATCTAAAATTCCCATAAAGTATGTCTCCTGTTATTAGGGGTTGCCAGTTAATTTCTGGAATGTTTGATTTTTTGCCCATTCTTCTATTCCTGCTTTAACGCCCTTATCAATATATGGCTGAATGCCTGCCAAATCACTAGTAACATCAACTCTTACAAGTAATTCATTCTTATTATTTGCTGATGCTGTGGCCACTGTTGGTTTTGTTGCCACACCAGTACCAGCATGTGGTTCAGCCAAAGTCGGCCTTTCAGATGGTGCAAGATTATCAATCTCTCTTTCATAAACTTCATTTTTTAAATTAGTAGGCGCAGTAGGTTTAGCAACAGATTTAAATAAATCATCAGGAGTAGTAACTCCACTAGTACCTTCCAGATGGGCTGCAGCACCAGTAACAGGAACAGGAGCAGAAGCAGCAGCAAGAGGTGGTGGAGCAACAGTAGTAGGTAAAGCTTGAGCGGAAAGATAAGGATTAATCTGCTCAGCAATAGGTGGTGTTTCAGGAGCAGGAGGAACAGGAGCTGTAACATTAGCGCCAGCAACAGCAATCGGACCTGTTGGAACACCACCAATTCTTTCTACTGACTGAGCATTTTTAATTCTTGCCTCTTCTGCACTTTGTTCCACAACCTGCTCTTGTTTTTTCATTACATCTGTTGGCGCAGAAGTTTTCTTCTCCTCACCTTTTACCTTATAAATACCACCTATAGCATCACTAGCATTTTTTGCTGCCTGCGCAACCGTCTTAAATGCTGTCCCAAGATCAACGGCTTCCTTATTGAACTGTCTAGTTCCCCACTTAATTTCATTAAATGCTTCTGTTAAAGCTCCAGGCCTTGCTGCCTGTGCAGCCATTCTGGTCAAAGGACTACTTAACGTTCTTTCATCAGAAAAAATAGTTTTATATGGTTGAAGGTCTGGCTGTGTACTAGCATCTCCAACATTGCTTCTGAACGATTTACCACTTTCTTTACCAGCATCATGTTGTTGTCGCGCAGACAAACTTTTATTAAAATCTGCCAGCCACCCCTCGGTTGCACTATATCTTTCACCAGTATCACCTTGAGAAAATGAATTTAACTTATCTAGTGACGTGTCAATATTAAAAGCATCTTGAAACCAAATAGCTAAATGCTGGTCTAATTTTTCTATAGCCGTCAATTGCTTATCTTGAATTGATTTACCTTCAGATTGAATCTTTCCTAATTCCTTTGCCCCGTCAACCTGAGACATACCACCACTTTGTACATTTTTCAATGTTTCTAAAATTTTATTTTGAACCTGAGCGTCAGTAATCCCCATAAGCTTCCCAATCATCTCTCTTTGCATTTGAAATGATACTTCTAACTGAGGATTCTGTGCAGCTTCTTCCAATGTAATAATCTGACCACCGGCAAATTGTGCTAATGTACTTGTTAATGACTCTAAGTGCTTCTGCATACCCTCTGGGCTTCTCATCATCATTTCCATCTGAATGGCTCCACCCAAAGCACTTCTGCCTTGTGCCATGCCACTCATCATTCCAATAAAAGCTCTATTTTGTACAGACATTGTAGCAATACTTTTTGTTACCTGTTCTGTAATACTCCCAACCTGATCAATTGGCGTTGTGTCTTTAAGTGCCTTCATAAATGTTAACCATGTTCCAGCCGCAGAATCAGATTTTTGACCAAAGAGAGCCAATCCCTTACTGGCTTCCATAATTTGATCATTTGCAATTCTTCTGTCTACACCTGAATCTTTTGCAGCCGAAGACATTGTGGCCATAGTATCAATTGTTTCTTCTACTGTCTGATTGAATTGCCTATATGCCATTGATGCAAGAGCAGAAGCTTCAGAAGAAGACATACCGAAAGTCGATGATACTCTTGCCAAGGATGCCGTGGCATCCACCATAGCATATTGGGCAGCAACAGCATTTAAAGACATCTGTGTAACTTGGTCTGTTATAATAGGAATGCCTTGAAGAGACTTCATCATCCCATCAATTTCTTTTCCTTGCATTCCATAAGATGCAGAAATTCTTCTAATTGTATTTGGGTAATTTGTAGCTGCAGCTTCAGAATCCGCTATGCTTTGACCCATCCTAATAAACCCAACCCTCATTGTTTGTTGAGTTTCAAGAAGTGCCTTCATGGCCAAATTTAAACCAGACAATTTTGTATCGTTTGTTAAAAATCCCATACCCTCAAGAGGGTTTGCCATTTTCCTTGCGCCTTCATCTAATGATACAAATGCAGCGCCAGCAAGATTTTTTGCATTATCCGTAATTGATGTTATTAATCCTGTTGCAAAGGTACCAACACCACCAAGAATTTTTTTAGCATTCTCACCAGCTTCGCCACCCATAAAAGTACCTATTGCGGCCGATATGGTTTTAAGTACGTTTGCAGTCTCACGTGGTGCAGCTTTATCCACTTCCTTAAGTGCAGCAGTGGTTCCGTTAACCTTCTTTTTTGTATCTTCAGCCGCGTCTCCAGCGGCCTTTAACGACTGAGTAACACTATTTGAACCAATAGCAAAAACATCAGTTTCAGATTGTGCTGGTTTAGGATTTAATTTTGGTGAAGAATCGGAACCATCCTGCATTGATTAGTTTCCTCCAGGAATAAACTTAACTTCATCCAATTCCATATCCAAATAAGTATTAATTTGGTTTTTCACTTTATTTTCACTTAACATTTGCTCGGGGCTAATACCCTCTTTGTTAAAATCAATATCCTTACCAAATTGTTCTTTAATTAATTCTTTAAATTCACTTGTTGGAATTGCATACGTATTCTTTCTGGCTTCTCTAACCTTTGAAACACCATCGGGATTACTAAACATAGCATTGTGCTCCATTAAATCCCTTTGGAACTCAAAATCTTCTTTTTCGTCCAACGATATTTGTATTTGATACCATAACATCTGAAAATCATTCATGTTATGAAATATCTTATCGTCAACAGGCACTTTTAATGTTTTGCAAAGTTTCCATCGGAGCCTGTGCCAGGGCTCCTCGGCTATTTTTTTAAGGTATCAACACTAAATTGAGAATCACATCTTGCAATTAATTCATTGTAAAATTCCAGTAGTTTATTAATAACTGGAGTTTGCATAAAAGATAAAATTTCAAGCTTCTGATGGTGTGTATCCTTTCCAGGCCCAAAATCCGGATGATATGTTTCCAAAGGCTTGTCATTTACACTATCAAGCCCATGAGCCAATAAATTTAGATTGAATTCATATAGTTTCTCTTGAGTAAGAGTTTCTGTACCCAATACAGAAACCAACCTAACCCTTTCCGATGAACTTAACGTCCTAAACTTAAATGTCTTATCATCAATAACAATCTCATCCCTAATACACCCAAGCTCGATTAGGGATTTTAGATCCCCTACTGCCATTGCCGGCTTTTCCTTTGAAACACCAAGACTTCCAATTGAACTTGTAATCTGAGACATTCTATCACCTCTCTTGAATAAAAAAATATTCTTATATTTCGATAATTATAATGTAGAATTGTTAATTAATTCGACTTTCGAGGGAAGAAAAGGTTAAGAAAATATCTACTAATCACTCAAAGGCGTTCTTTGTAATATCATAGATCCTTAATGTATCCATAGAGCCTCGTCTAAAGCCATCACTATCTATCGCTTTTTCTTCCGTATGCTTTTCTGCCTCATCCATTTCAGGATAACTTGCCCCTGTTGTTCTAATATCCTCACACCAAACCTCTGCATCTTCACTAATAATAAAACTGGATGCCTCGTACTTTGGAGAATAATTTGCAAACCAACAATTCACTAAAGTATGGGTGACTGGATTGTCGGGATCACTATTTTTATCAATAATTAAAATATCAAATGGAATAATTTGAGCTTTAATGTTAATGAAAGCACGAGCAAAGGCTTCAGGCAATCTCATTTTCTCAAAAACAATACGAGTTATTTTAATAGTATACTCTGTTGCTTTATTTGGTATAATTTCCAAAGTACCATCCGTTCCAAGTTCCTTAACTCGCTCAAGTGCTCTTGATTGTGTAATTTGTAACGATTGAATTGCGCCGACAACGCTATTACCTACTTTAACAAGAATCTGAGTTGAAAGCCCTGTATTAATTGATCCAGCTAAAGTCGTACCTGTTTGTGGATAAGTCATAATTTAAAATCCTCCGATTATAAAAGTGTATCTTTTAATGTATTAAAGAACCCACCTTCACTTGAAAAAGCATAAAGTTTTCCTCTAGTGCCTGTCAAATCAGTGTTTCTTTCTATTGTATCGTTATCATATTGAATGCCACGTTTACCGCCAGTGGGAACGTTTTCCCCATCTGACATTGATGTTACGAACTCACAAACTAAAGCAGCTTGCTCTGTGATTAAGTAATTATCTGCTCTATAAGTTGGCGAATAACTCTTAAACCAACAATTGTTTAAAATATGAACAATGTGCCCAGTATATGGTTCCGTAGCTGTAATTCCAATACCCAATGAACCTAACCCCTCTGTAAATTTACTAAATTTTTTCTGCGCATTCTGCGTAAATTTACCAAGCTTTGATGTAGCATCACCCTTTACTGTAGACCTATCAATTATATGAATGTCAAATGGGAATCTTTGAGCTTGTATATTGACAAATCCACGAGCAAATGATTCTGTGAGTCTAAGATTATCAAATACAACTCTTGTTACATCTATAGTAACTTTAGTAGACCCCTTAGGGTGAATTTCTATAACACCATCATTACCTATCTCTTCAACAACCTGCATATCACGATCCTGCCTTATAACAAGAGTCTGTATAGCCCCAACTATTGTGTTGCCAACCTTTATTATAATTTGAGATGATAGACCGGAATTAATTTCCGGAACTATCAGACTGCCCGTATCTTTAGCCATAAAAACCTCAGTTTTAAAGGTTGGTAGCAGGAACCAATTTTCCTACTACCATCCTTTGTTAATTAAACTTAGATTGTACCTACAGAAACATCAATGAAAATCCAACATGTGGGATAACTTGGAACTACTTGCACAGAAATATTCCATTGTCTTGGCTCCACATCATCCCTGTTAACCGATAGATTTGCATATGCCGTAATCCAACCCTGGGACACAAAGGCACTCAGTAAAGAAATAGCCCTTGATGTCAAAGTTGCTGCCAATGAAGCATCTTCTGGCTGTCCAATATATGCAGTGAAGCTTCTGCGCATTGTTCTAGCAATCTGATCACGAACAAACACAATCGAAATTTCTTCTTCTTCTGGATAACCGCTCTGGGTAGTTGTCTTACCATGAAGAACTCTTCCACCACCAGTAATTGGCTGTACTACTGTAATACCAGCATCACCAAGTCTATTTAGATCAACATCCTTATACATCTTGTCATTAAGAATGGTGAAGCCAGATAGAACTTTATAGGTTAATGGCATAACGATATTTGGATTCCCAGCGACCCAACCAGCAGCGGCTGCTGACAGGTAATAACCAGGAAGGAAAACTCTTTCGCCACTAACAACGCGAACGATTTGATCTGGGTAGAAGTAAACTACTCTGAATGAGTCACCAAAGGCTTTCTTAACATCATAGTCAGCAATATCTTCGATATTACCAGCAAGAATTTCCTCTGGATCATCTCCCTGGATGCCTTCAATGACGCCGATATCTTCAACAGCAACCATTGATACTCCAGTAACATTATCAATGCTTAGGCCTTCCATAGCGCCTGTGAACAGCATTCTCTCGCGCTTATAATATGAAGAAGACATAATTTCCACATGGACACGGAAAGCTTGTTGAATAGCAGAAATTGTCTGACTTGGAAGAGGAACTAGAATTTGAACATCTTGTGTCTCAAGTTTATCAAGAGCCTCGGACCAATTGGCATCATAGAAATCAGCATCCTTATAATCAATATAGGTTACTCTTAGGCCCTTATCTTTTACAAGCTTTAGGTCTGTAGTAAATAGAATTCTCTGCGATTCGCCATCTTCATCAATTAATTGCCACTCCACACTTGTTTCTGAAACAAATGATCCTGCGCTCCTATCAATAACTACAACAGTTGCACTGACAACACTAGTAATTTCATAACGACCATTATTTGCTGTGCTAGTATTATGAATGTCAATCTGCTTTCCAACATCAGCTGCAGTAAATTGAGCAGATGCACTTGTAAAACTAGCAGTATCTCCAAGACCAACTGGAACAACAGCGCCATCATTAGAGCTAAATGAAACTTTATCATCTGTTACGATAGTATAACTAAATGGCATTCCGCTTTGAGCAGGATCCATAAAAGCTGTCATTAACGAGGTTGAAACGCCAGTGCTTTCATAAGTAGAAAATGCAGTTGTAATGTCCGAATCATAGAAATTAACTTTGTTTGGGAAAATCTGCTCTTCAACACCACTTGTATTAACAACAAAGAAGTGAACTTGAGTATCCATATCTGGTTTTCCTGGAGCATTAATGTAGAAGATTAAATCATCAGCATTTGCATTCCCAGATGCGCCACCCTCACCAGTAAGTGGGTTGTAAGGAGCAAGAACAACCTGATTCATTCTACGAGGAAGTGGTGGTTTTGCTTGTAAAGCAAGGATCTGAGAAGCACCATTCTCAAAGGCCATCTGAGCGCCAAGAGAAAGTGTATTTGTGATACTTGGGGAACCATGCTTTTGGAAAAGCTTATTCGCATCAGTAAATAGAGTTGGAGTGTTAAGATCTAACTCAGCAATATATCTTGCCTCAAGATGATCGCGAGATTTTAAGACGCGGCTATTTACTTTAATAGTAAACTTATCGCCGGTATCAAAAACATTAGTCGATGGGATGTTAAATATAGCAAATGTAAGAACAGTGTTGCTAACTGTGTGGCCATCGCTCTTCCAAACATATGGTTGACCATAAGAATCAACTAATTGGCCACTAACACTACCAGAAGCAGTAAAAGAAGCCTGTTCTAGAATTGGTGCGCCCGTACCGTCACGAATGACGCTTACGCAACGAATTGTCCATGTTTCGGTTGGAGCATTTACATCAGCTAAAGAAACAGAATCTAAATATCCGTCGCCAGTGTTAGAGGAAGAAGCACTCCAATATTTCCCACCAAGATCAACAAGCGAAGCTCTCTGGAGTTCAATCTTTCCAGTATCAATCTCAAGGCGAGCATCATAATATGAAGAGAAAACTGAACCATCATTTGATGCTTCCAGAACACGAAGAGAACTACCATTTAAATAAAGTTCTGTGCGATTCTGAATGATTGGATAATTCTG